CTGGCCGGGGTGCGTGAGCGGGGGGAGATTGGGCCCTCCGCGTCGATATCGCAAGATTCACGTACTCCGTAAGAAAATCGAGAAAACACAGAACACTCTACCTCGCTGCAAGATTACCTACGAGTCATTACCATGCCTGGAAAACAGAAGAAGAAATCCGCTGCTGAGAAGCAGAAGCAGAAACAGAGGAGCCAAGCCCTGCTCGACCGGAAACGTCGACCAGTCCTGGGCGAGTGCGCCTCTAACTACGCTCATGCGCTCATTGCGTGCCACAACGCGCGGCCTGCGTGCATTCCTACGTTCCCTCCACTGCCTTCACAGAAAATGAAGTGTTCCGCTCGCGGTACGATGACCACTGGTACATCGGACTTCGGCTACGTCTCATTTGATCCGTGGCAGATGGTGGCGGGCGACGCAGGAGCTTCATGGGAAGGCTATCCTATCTTCTACACGCAGGCGGGCTGGACTGGGACTTCCATTGTCACTGGTGGTCTCACGACCGGCATGAACGCTGCTAATTCCAACTCACATTACAGTCGGTCCTTTTTCACGGGCGCCAATAGTGACTTGAAGTATCGACTCGTCGCGGCGTGCTTGCGCGTCTCGTATGCTGGGGACACCCTCTCGGACGCAGGCACCGTCGTGGCTATTGCCACGCCGGGGCTTGAGGACCTTGAGGGCAAGGATCAGGCCGATGTGCTCAAGTGGACAAATGCTTCCATGCTCACTAACCGTCAGATCAAGGATTACGTGCATGTCGCGTACGTTCCTGCTGATCCTGACGACTTTGAGTACACCGGCACGCTGCCCGCGACATCATCGCGGTCTTGCATCGCCTTTGTCGTGGACGGTGCGGCGAATGATACACCCTACGCATGGGAGGCGCACGCAATGTTTGAGCTCATTGGCAAAGACGCGCGTGGTAAGACGCGCACGTCGGCAGACCCCAATGGCTTTGCTGCAGTGCTTAACACGGCCAACCGCATCAAGAAGTCCGCCATTAAGAAACCTCAGGAACGTACATTCTTTGAGGAGATCTCTGGCGAGGTTTCGCGGCTCGCTGGTGAGGGCGTTGATTATGCCAAGAATTGGCTGGTCAGCTCCGCTAAGGACTCGTTTCTTACCTCCTTGGAGGAGTTCGCCCCATTTGCTGCAGCTGCCTGACGAGTGGTCGTGCAGAGAGAGAGAGAGAGAGAAAAGT